CATTAGGGGCATTCCTTTCCCAAGTAGACAAAAGTCTTTTACCTTTGGAAGATGTTGTCATAAAATTCAATAGGGGTTATTATTTTGATGGAACATTAGATATTTAAAATATGGAAAGAGGTTTGATTTTTGACGAGAAGCCTGCCTTTATCTTTGATTTAGGCACTGGATATAGCAATGTTCATTTAAACATTGAACAAGTTGACGAACCCGAAACGGACGATATGGGAAATATTGTACAGGAAAAGTTTGTCAAAAAGTGGAAAGCAGATGTACAGCGTGTAAAGAACCCTGTATCATACGACAAAACGGTAGATGCCGCCATAAAGGATGAATTTCCCAACGGTGAGGAAGAAGCGGCTCTCAGAAAAGGTATTTTAAACAAACTTGACCCGGATTATGTAAAGCTGAACGAGTTTGCCGAAAGTGTAAAACAATCTTACTTGAAAGGATATGGAGAACAATGATAAACAACAGATAGGTGGGTATTTCTCCACCAAAAACGCTTCAAAGGATGAAGCGTTAAAAGGTATCGTAGCTGCAAGAATATCAGCATCGGAAGATGTAACCGATAAGGAATACATAGCATTGTCAAACCTTATAAGAGTAGCGACATCGGATGGATGCCGTATCTCATTGGTACAGGAAACGAAAAACAGATCAAGCAGAATAGCACCAACAGGAATGCTTCTTCCGGCAGGAACAGTGGAATATTTTTCAGTTGCACCGGGAAGCAAGGTGAGTGTTACGGGAACAGCAAACATATCATCTATCGAGTAAGTCATGGGCATGAATTATAACACTATATTAGCTTCCTTACTTGACGGGATATCTCTAGCATTAAAAAGCGGAAACTCGAATGTCAATGCAGATCAGTTTGAGTTTATCACTGATGCGATAAACAAATCTACTATTATACCGTCTTATTTCGATAGAGAAAATGCCATAAAGTATCTCGATGTAAGCGATACGGAATTTGCAAGACTTACATATAAAGGAACTAAGTTTCACCCTATCAAACCACTTCTCTCTCCTGTGAGAGTGCAAGGAATGACAAAACCCGTATATTTAAAAGATACATTAGATGCTCTTAAAAAGAACGGGCTTATACGTCCAAAGAAGTCAAGGGGCAAATACAAGACTAAAAGCTAGGGAAATTATACAACCTCATACGCATACATTGTAACACAATCATCTTTATTATCCATATTAACCGCTTGGAAAATGTTTTCTTCATTATCCAAAGCGGTTATTTTATATGTTCCGTTCGTCAGATCAACAGTGTCACCTAATTTTATATAAGCGTACTTGTTTCCACTAGGTATTAAATACGTAATCTTTATTGGATTATTATTCCATTTTTTTAATTCTTTCATCTTCAATTCCTCTATTTTAAAATTATTGCGCTAATATACGAATAGGAAAAACAACACACAAGCAAATAACTTATTTTAACAAGTTTAAACTATCTGAAACACAATAAGTTATACTACGAAATTTTTATTTTTGTTTAGACCATCCATGTTGTAAATTTACTTTCGTAAAGATGAGTGCACAGTCTTTACAGGAGTTATAATACACACACATTAAATTACAATATTATGGGTTCAGACAAAATTTTTATGTTCGACAATCCTGCCGCTGGAGAAAGCGCAGGTATTATGTCAATGATTCCTGCACTGTTGCAGAATAAAGGATTAGACCCCAATCTTGTAGCAGCCTTGATGAATGGTAACAGAAATCAAGACGCTTGGGGTGGTGCTGGTTGCTATTGGATCTGGATTATCCTGCTCTTCTTCCTGTGGGGTGGTAACGGATTCGGTAACGGGTTTGGCAATGGAGCAAACGGAATCCCTGCTCAATTGAACAATGAAGCAGGACGTGAATTGTTGATGAACGCTATTCAAGGAAACGGAACAGCTATCAATCAGTTGGCTAGTTCTTTGAACTGCTCTACTCAACAGTTGCAGAATGCTATCTGCCAAATTCAAGGACAGATTCAGCAAGTTGGTAACCAGGTAGGTCTTTCCTCTCAACAGATCATCAACTCAATTCAGTCCAATAGTGCAGCTATCGGTTCTCAGCTTGCTTCTTGCTGCTGCGATATCCGTACAGCTATTGAACGCCAAGGATGTGATAGCCGTTTGGCTACTGTAGAGCAGACTAATACTTTGACAAGCAATGCAAACACTCAGTTTAACATCTTGTCAAGTAAGATTGACGCTCAAACTCAAATCATCCAAAGTGGATTCTGCGAGTTGGAAAAGAGAGAAATGCAACGTGAAATTCAGAACTTGCGTCAGGAAAACAGCAATTTGGCTCTGGCTGCTTCTCAACAGGCCCAGACTGCAAATATAGTTGGCCAACTTAAGGCTCCGAGCCCGGTTCCATCCTATATAGTGCCTAATCCAAATTGCGGTTGTGGATATGGTTATCCGTTCATGGCTGGTTTTGGTGCAGGTTATGCTGCTGGTGACAACTGTGGTTGCAATTGCTAAAGTTTAGTTAAGAGTTCTTTGACTTATTGAATTGGGCTTCGTAATCGGATAAAAACATCCAAATATTACCGTTCGTAGATTTTAATACACCCTTACATACGCTAGATATAGTATTTGCGCAACTATTAGTTTGCTTGGATGCTGATGCTATGCTTGGGTAAAAGATATGTCCTTTTGAAGAAATTAATACTACTGGGATTTTATATCCCCTACCTTTATTATTTCTTCCTAATGATATTCTTTTTCTCGTTATGGGGTTATTCATATTTTCCAATCTTGTACACCATGCAAGATTGGAAATATCATTATTTTGTCTATTCCCATCTATATGATCAATCTGATCATAATTGTTTTTGTTGGGAATAAACGCCTCACTTACTACTCTATGAACAAGTTTATAAACATTTATAGGATGATTTCTTAAATGGACGGAAAAGTATCCATAAGGAGTTAGTTTTTGGGTAAGTATTTTTGGTTTATTCCATCTACGCTTATTCCCATTATATACATATCTTTCACATGATATAATTCTGCCCTTAGAGGATACCATATATATCCCCTCAAATCCGATTACATCCTTCCAAGTTTCTCCTTCCAAGGAGATGCTCTTAATAAATTCTTCGTTTGTCATTGCTAACTAGTTTTAGTGATGCTAACATAGAAAAAAGAGGGAAGGGCGTTAGCGAACCCTTTTCAATAGGTTGATCACTCCTATCTATCCCGATGCAAAGATAGTAAAATTATAAAGAAAGGGAAAAGTTATGAGTTATTTTTTTAATCCTTATATGATGGGATATAACGCTAACCGTTTTAAAGGAGTACATAGACTTGACTTTGGAGGAATACCGTTTGTTAGGACGTCTTCTGTAACGACAGATACGATAAATTCAGAGGTTATCTATGGTATTAGCCCGTGTCTGTTCAGACGATTGCCAAATCAAGGTATTTTGCTTTTAAGCGTAAATCATGTTCCTGCTGCTGGGTCTGATGCGTATCTTGTTTCTGTAGCTACTACATTGACAAATACCACATCAACATCTACAAGCAAGGTTCCTTTGGTGAACGGTTCGGGAGATCAGATTCCGTCTAGTGAAATTTCACAAGGCAATAAATACTTTGTCTATTACGACAAATGTAATGGGATATTTCAAGTAGTTAATCATATCGTTGCACCTGCTACTGCCGCACAGGCTAGAAGCACTGTAAAATGATATTAAAAAGTTAGAATAAGTATGTTTCAATCAATACGACAAGGACAGCAGTTTTTCATATTGCATAAAGGGGAAAACCCAAGATGTGATGTGGGCACTGTGGTAAGTGTTTCAAATCCTGTTCCTAAATATCAGAACGGATATACAGCATATCCTCTTCCGCAAAATGAAATGGTTGTGGATGTGAAAGTTAAGGTTGGAGATGATACTCTTGATTTTCAAAAGTTGCCAGCCAATCTTAGTATAGCAGACTTTTCCCAAGTAGGCGGAAATGTGGTTGTATCGGAAAGCAAGGATGCCATCAATGCAGAGATAGAAGCAATGAAAATAAGTAGTGTAAGGGTTGTGGAATCTGTGGAATACCATCAGAAAGTAATCAAAAGCTGCGATGAGATGCTTACAGCATTGAATCCTGCATTTGCCGAAAAGGCACAGCAGGACAAGGAGATGAAGGAACTTAAAGGTGAATTGTCACAGATAAAGGATATACTTGCACAACTTGCTGCTTCTGGTATCAAATTGTCTGACGTGCAACATGTAAACAATAATAATAACTACAACAATAAAAAATAAATACTAAGGGTTGGAAAGTATATGGAATGGGCCGTAGCTTTGAAGGTGAAGATATGGACCGGGAATTAGAAAAAGCGTATAAAGAAGGTTATCGTGACGCTATGGAAGAAATGGAAGATCGCTATGGTGAACGTGGCGGACGTGGCGGACGAAGTGGAGGCGGTTATGGCGAAAGAATGTGGGATGATGATGATGAGTACGGAGAAAGACGCGGAGTCAAAGGTACTGGTCCTTACGCCAGACGTAGACGCTAATTAAATTGGTTTAAGCCCGTAGTGGTTTGCTACGGGCTATCTTTTTAAAAACAAAAGCTATGGAAAGAACGAGATTAGATGTATATGAGAAACTTCCTTCGGGAATGGAAAAATATCTTGCAGAACACGGATGGAACTTCTCTAAGAAATTATGTGAATATGCCGTTTCCAAAATGAAAGACAGGAACGGAAACAAAATACACCCGTATGACAAGGATCAAGTGGAAACATTAATGAAGCAATTCAATGTTGAGTTGAAGAATGATGTGGAATACAACAAGGTTTATGTATTGAATATGGTACGTGCCGACTATATGGGTTCATCCATAGTCAATGAGCAATATGCCTGTATGTTTGTAAAAGACTATCTTGACGATGTTGACGGAAGCCCTACCCGTGCTCTTGACGAGTATTACGCAAAGTGTATAGCCTGTGGAACACCTTTCTCTTGGGAGGATTATATCTGATTGCTATGGTACGACAAAGACTATACATTGAGGAATATGACTGGACGGTTGATGTGTTCTATTCTGTGGATAAATACTCTTATTTAAGAGCGATATACAGGCTGGAATATATTGGCTGTCCTTTTCATTTGCTGAACAGGATAACGGATAAGATAAAGACTGAAAAATACAATTACGGTGTAACGTATTCAAACAATAAGTGCACTGTAATCATTATCAGTCACAGTACGTCTGATGAAGAATTTATGAATACACTGGAGCATGAAAAACAACACATGATTGGTCATATAATTGATCATTATGGCATAAAGCCTTCATCAGAAGAAGCCGGATATCTTGCAGGATATGTAGGTGCTTTATTTACAAAGCCTATAAAAGACGAAATTTGCGATTGTTGTAAGAAAAAACTAAAATAAATCATTATGAAAAATATTTTTATGGCTATGATTAGCGGAAAAAGCAAAGAAGAAGTATATGATATGCTTAACGATTCGGAAAAGGAAATCCTGTTCGGTATTGCTCAAAGCATGGGAATGACACGGGTGGAAAGAAGAAAAATGAAAAGAAAATACGAAAAGAGAAGATAGGGAAATTCCCTATCCTCTCTATTATCAGTTAAAACTTTTGTATAATTCAAGATTGTTGAAAACATAACACTCTTTATCCTTGATTTGAGGATACATATAAGAGGGAATATTCGCTATCTTTCGGGAATTACCC